TTTACTAAATCTAATAGAGCAGTCCATTGCTGTGCAGTAAAATTATTTTCAGCAGAGTTATCTTCAGCCATTCCACCCACCATGCACAAACCAACACTTTTATGATTATATCCTCTTGCGTGTGAGCCAGTATCACGAATGCTCCTACCAAGTTCCACCTCTCCGTTTCTTCGTATTATGTAATGATAGCCAACATCTCTCCAACCCAAATCTAAATGCCATTTTCTTATTTCATTCAGCCCAATATCCATTGAGGGCTTTGTAGCCGCACAATGGATAATGAGGAAGTCCGTTGACTTTCTTTCTTCCATTAACTAAACCAAGCCAATACGACCAGTATTATTACAATCCAAGCTGGGATTTTGTAATTCAACCAGTTCCAAGCTATATCTAAATATTCCCAAATTTTATCCATGATTACTCCTTTACTTGATTTTCCTATAAGGATCGGTGCTAAGTTTTACAACTTTATCAGGTTGTTTATTTGCAATGATTTCTTCTAAATTGTTTTTGATATAATGAACAACATTTCCAACAATACTTTCTTTAGTCAAATCTTCAGCAATCTTTTCAAATGTATCGCCCTTTTCTAAATTTTTTGTAATAGAAATTGCGTGTGCTTTTGCTTCCCTATCAACTAACTGATCGAATGGTTTTATGTTTATTGCAAATAATATCGGTGTAATTCCGTTTGGAGTTGGAGCAAAACCAACTCTTGCGAAAGCCCTGTAATTATCAATATTAAGTTTTAATATTCTACCAATAAGTCTATTTGTTTCCATTTTTTAACCTCTCTATTTCTAGTTCGCAATAATGTATGATTTTCTTTAAATCTTCAATACCATTTTTATCTTGGTATCTTAAAACATACTTAATTATTACTCCCTGAAAGAAAGAGAGTTTGTTTTTTGAAATAAACTCAAAAGGTTGTATTACATATTTTTTTATATAATGGTTGCCACCAACTTGTATTCTTAATGGTTTCATGGAACTATTTTATCCCATGCACCGCCTTTTGTTAATCTCATTGGTAGTAATTTTGGCAATCCATCAATAATAATTCCACAACCAATAATTGGTCTGTCTTTGAAAACTCTTGAATAAGCCAAAGCCATTGAATCTTTATCAACTAAACAACCGACATTCATACCGAAAGTAAGTGCCTCTGGTCTGCTGACATAAACACAAAGAAATTTCGAGTGATAATGTCCTTGAACACAACTCATACCATATTGTTGTACTAATTTTTCGATGTTTGCCACTTTACCATGACAAAAATAAACTTTCCCTGTTGGAGTATCTAGTGTTATATCTTCATGCCATTTCCAACCTTTACCAACTTCTAAAAAATCATTGTAATCTTTTAAATATGCTTTAGGTATTCCAGTTGAAAAAGCTCTTCGATAAGCAAGGCTTCCATGATTGGAATGTACTAAATCCATTTTAGGAAATAATTGTTCCATTTCTTTTATTGTTTTAAGTGCCAGTCTGTGTTCATCACCAGCACTCGGTAAATCACTATCCGAGTCATGGAATGACAGGGCATGGTGATCCAGTTCATCGCCTATATTGATGATCCTTGTTGGTTTGTATTTTCTTTTTATCCCTTTTAAAAAATCCAACATCTGTGGGTGTTGATAAGGTATGTGCTGGTCACTTA